TTACAAATATTAACGCACTCAGAATGTTTGGATTTAATGAATACACCTGAGTGGAGTGAAATAATAGAAGAATGAGTACACAGATAAACATATTATCTGCTAATCCTTATACTATTACAGGAGGGTTATTTGCTCAAACAGCAAATAGTACTCCTATAGCTAATACTTTAGATATTACAATTCAATGGGGTGCTGCTAGTATAAGTAATAGTATTTACAGTGATGTTTGTATTTTAAATAAAACGTATTAATGGGTACAAATATAAATTTTAATAATATTTTAGGAATATCTAAAGGATGTAGTATTTTACTTGCATCCACTACTCCATCTTTATTATTAGATTTATACCCAAATGCAGCAGTTGCTTATTCACTTAGGCGATTAAGGACAGCATACACAGGGGCTGCAATAAGAGTAAGACGTTCAAGTGATAATGCTGAACAGGATATTGCAACTGTTTATAATTCAGTAACTAAAGAATATGATTTAGATACAGCTTCATTGCTTACTTTTTGCGGTGCTGGTAATGGATTCATAACTACATGGTACGATCAAAGTACAAATGCAAATAATTCAACACAGGCAACAGCAGCTAATCAATGTCAAATTGTTTCAAGTGGAGCTTTAATTTTGGATGCTGATACAAGCAAAATAACCTCAACATGGACAGCTGATAGGTATAATTTAACAACTGGAATAAGTACAAATACAAAATATTTGTCTATTTCAATGTTTAGAAGAGGAGCTACGACTACAGACACAATGATTCATTTAGGTAATTCAACAGGAAATGCTCCTTGTACGTTGTATTGGTTAGGAACTGGAAGTTCTTATTCAGTTAGAAGTTTTATGTCAACTTTATTAAGTTATGAAAATGTATCTACACAGGGAAGATGTATTATGACTTCATTAAGAGATGCAGCAAATTTAAAGGTTGCTTATCGTAATGGAGTTCAATTAACAAATACAGCAACACAAGCACCTGTTGCTGGAACACTTACTACTTTTGGTCAAATTTCAACATCTATATATACTTCAGGACAATACCAAGAATACATATATTGGGATTCAGAGCAAAGTGCAAATAGAACAGGAATAGAAGATAATATTAAAACTTATTGGAATGCTTATTAATGGTTATAAATATACAAATGAACAGGATGCAATAGATGCACGTAAACAATGTGCTGACTATTATGGTTTGCCAAAGTCTCCCGAAGATGTTACTAAATACTGGGTAAATTATGAAACAGCAGAATTAGATAATCCTATATTTTGGTATATTGTTTTTGATGAAAGCATTGAACAGATATTAGGACAACCTACACAATTTGAAGTAACAACAGAAGAAAATTATAATTAAGTAAAAATACCTAGTAACTTATTGTAGTTTCATTTATTTTTTGTATATTATAATATATATTTATTACTTTTAAAAAATGGAAACTTGGATTTTAACACTAGTGCTTTTCATAGCTGGAACAGTATTTACAATATTTGGATTCTTTTTAAGAACAGCATATTTAGGTACAAAAAAAGATATAGAAATCTTAATTCAAACAGATCAGAAAAGAGCTGAAGAACTAGGAAAACTTAAAGGAAAAATAGAACTAGTTCAACAAAGTTCAGAGTTAAAATATCAAGCTATCCAAGAGCTTACTCAATTAGAAATAAAAAATCTGGCAAAACATGTAAGTGAATTGTCAGATGCAGTAAAACAACTAATTATAAAATCATGAGTTTAGTGAAAAGATGGAATGCACCAACTCCTAAGTTTTGGAAGAAAGTACAGAACATTGCTATTGCAGTAGGTGCAGCAGCCGGAGTAATAGTTGCAGCTCCAATTGCATTACCTGCATCAGTAGTAACTGTAGCAGGATATTTAGTAACTGCAGGAACAGTAGCAGCTACATTATCTCAACTAACTGTTGTAGATAACCAAGATGAAAAAACAATAACCAATAAAAAAAAGAAAGATGGCAAAGAAAGCAAAAACACCAGTGGAAATTAATGCTGAAGTTAAAGTAAAGAAAACTAAAGTAAGTGTTAAGAAAAAAGACAAGAACCTAGATGTTCAAGTAGAGACACCTAAAACTAAAGTTGTTTTAACTTCTAATGAAGAGAAAAAAGACTTTAACTATGATGGTCAAAAACTTGATATTCAAGTAACTAAAACAGATGAAGGTACTGCAGTTAAAGTAGAAGCTCAAACACCGCTTCTTAAAAGAGCTGGTAAGTGGGTAGCTCACATGATGAGTAAAAAATTTAACAAGAAGTAGTATGCAAGTTTTAAAAAAAGGTAGTAAAGGAGAATCTGTAAAAACTTTACAAGAATTTTTAAAGATTACAGTAGACGGAGACTTTGGTCCTAAAACAGAATCAGCTGTTAAATCATACCAAAAGAAAAATGGATTAGCTGTAGATGGTATAGTAGGTCCTAAGACTTGGGCACACATGGGCATTCTTACCACAGATAATGCAGAAAACATAGAAGTGGTAAAAGCACTAGAGATTAAGAAACATTACATGCCTGTAGGAACATACTTTTCTGGACCGGTTCCTAAAGATTGGATTTTCCTACATCATACGGCCGGAGGACCTAATCCTTATCAAGTAGCTGATATGTGGGCTAGAGATGATAGAGGTAATGTTGCTACTGAATATATCTTAGGTGGACAATCAGTAGATGGTAAATCTAAAACATATGATGGTGAAATGGTACAGTGTTTTCCTGACGGAGGTTATGGATGGCATACTGGTACTGGTAACTCATTAATGCACAGAAATTCTGTTGCTATAGAAGTATGTTGTATGGGTCAGATAGTAAACGGAAAGACTTATGTAAATACTACAGCTGATGCTAGTCAAGTAATTAAGTTAGCTAAACCATTCCGTGGATTCCAATACTGGCATAACTATTCTGAAGCACAGTTGGTAGCTCTTAAGAACTGGATATTATTTATAGCAGAAAAGTACTCTATTGATCCTAGAGTAGGTTTAGTAGAATATGTTAAAGCAAAAGGTGCAGATGGATTTGATGTATTAGATGTTGCTAGAGCAGAAAAAACTCCAGGACTCTATACACATACTAATGTAATAAGAGGAAAAGTGGATATGTATCCACATCCTGATTTAATTGACCTATTATTATCTCTGTAGTATGAAGTTTAGAAATAACTGGAAAAACAAAAGACCCAGTTGGGCAACTATTAATATAAGACTTAGATTATCTTTAATAGACATTTTTTCATTAGAAATAGATCCAAAAAGAGAATTCTATGCATTAACAATATTAAACTTAACACTTAAAAACAGATAACTATGAAAACAACAATGAAAAATAAACCTGTCCCAAAGGTAAAAAAATATGAAGCAGGTGGTGCTCAAGATCTTGAGTGTGTGACTGATGATAGAGGAAAAAAAAGATGTAAAAGAAAATCTAAAAGTGTCGGTAAATCAGTTGAAAAAGCTGGACTAGGTATTCTTGGTACACTTGGAACTATTGCCGGAGGTATTGGTGCATACAAAGGTTTTAAAAAGCTAACTGAAAAAAAGAGTGGTGGTGCATCAAAGTATAAAATGGGTGGTGTAAAGAAAAGTACAGCACGTACAAGAAAATAATTACATACTAACTACAGTAATCCAGGTATATTCTATGCCTGGATTTTTTTGTTTAAATATCTCTAGTTTAAACTTTTTTAATATATTTGTCTAAACATAAAAAATATAAAAAATGGAAAACCAACACAATGAGGAGAATTTAACTCCTGAAGAATTAGCTGAAAAGAAAGAGCAAATGCTAAGTTTTTACACTGATTCTATTCCTTATTTAGAAGCTCAATTGTTGTATGAACAAAAGCTGCTTGCTATTGATGAAGCTAGATTTAAAAGAATGAGTCTTCAAATGCAGTATGCAATGATGATGAATGAGGCTAAAAATGATAACAACATGGAAGAAGAAGATGAGCTTGATCAATTAGAAAATGAATCTCCAAAAAGAAAGCTTAAGAAAGATTAATCATGGCCTTAGTTAATCAAGTACAAAAGAGAGTAATAATGTCTAAAAAAGATGTTATTAAGTTTCAGATTTTAACTCATTGTTATATTAACCATATAGCAATGAGTGAATCTGACTTAGATTGTTTAACTTTATTATCTTCATTGGGTCCAATTGAACTTACACATTTTTGTTATGAAGCATCAGATGAATATGGTATTTTTAAATCTGAACAAACAGTAAGAAACTGTATAAATAAATGTGAAAAAAATAATTTAGTAATTAAAGACTCAGCAAATAAAAAGATTGTTCTTTTGAATCCAGATTTAAAAGTGCAAACAGAAGGTGATGTATTATTAGATTTTAAATTTTTAGGTAAATGATACCGGAAAAACCTAAGTCTTTGTGTAAAGAAGTTGCTGAAGAACTTAATGTATCCACAAGTTTAGTTGAAGATTTAATTGAAGATTATTATAAAGAAATTAAACATAATGTAACAAACCTAAAACATTTAAGAATAAATGTGGATGGTCTTGGTCAATTTGTTTTAAAAGAAAAAACCGTAAATAATGCTATACCAAAGTATAAAAAAGCTTTGAATAATCATGATACTTCCACATTTAATGCTTATCATAACAAGTTGACACTTGAAAAAAAAGTTGAAGCTTTGGAAAATATACAAAAACAGTTTTTGAATTTAGAATTAAAAAAACAAGAAGTAAAACTTAAAAAAGAAAACTATAATAAATTAAATAATTTATGAAAAATACATTAAAATTAATATGGAATAACCGGAAACAGATAATTGAAGGTATAACAAATTCAGTTATCCGGGATGAAACAGTAGAAGAAATAGCCAGACTAAGATATTCAATCTGTGATGAATGTGAACACAAAGGTAAGAAGTGTGCTGTAAAAGGTACTGCTCCTTGTTGCAATGAGTGTGGATGTTCACTTAATTTTAAAACCAGATCTCTATCAGCATCATGTCCACTGGATAAATGGGATGCTATTGCTACTGAAGATGAAGAAGATGCATTAGATAACCTTAAAGATTAATATTATGTACATAGATCCAAATATATATCCTGCTGGAATGTTAGTTAATGACCCTAATAGAGTTATCAATGCTCAGCCAACACCTTATGGAACTTTAACTAATAATGGTAGTTATAATACGGTAGCATATGATCCAATTAGTGATATGAGTGCTGAGATTAAGAATTTAAAAACAACTCAAAAACTTATGTTACTAAGGATACTTCATCTTGAAGGAAGATTTGATAAAGAAGAAGTAAGTAATCTAAGAAAGATGATAATGTCTGAGGATCAAGCATCTAGAACTTTAGCAGAATCTATTATAGAAAACGCATGAATTGGCCAGAACTAGAATCTTTATTGACTGATGGTATTTCCCCTCAAGGAAAAGATATACATTTATATATGGGTCAGAGTGGAGCCAATTGGATGGGTCATTACATGGCTGTTCAGAATTCTGTAGATTATGTGGAATGGATGATGGATAATAAAAAGATTGATACTGAGACAGGAACAAATCTAATCCGTATGCTAAAATCTCCAGATAAAGATAACTTTAACATAGCAATACTTGCTATAGAACAATTAAAAAAATGAGTATAATATTTAATGCTGAAGATCACAGTTATAAAAGTTTGAGTCCGGAAGAAAAAATAAACTGGACCAGTGTAACTACTGTAGTATCAGCTTTCAAAAAACCTTTTGATGCAAAGAAAACTGCAGAAAAAGTAAGTAAAAAAAAGACATCTAAGTGGTATGGTGTTGATCCAGTTATCATCCAGGAAATTTGGAAGAATGAATCAGAAAGATCTACAACTCTTGGAACATGGTATCATAATCAAAGAGAAGATGATTTATGCTCATTAGCTTCATTAGAAAGAGAAGGTGTTACAATACCCATATTTAAACCATCTGGTGAGAATAATGGGGTGAGAATTGCACCATCACAGAAACTAGAACCAGGCGTGTATCCAGAACATATGGTCTATCTTAAGTCAGCCGGCTTATGTGGCCAATCAGACTTAGTTGAAGTAGTCAATGGTAAAGTGAATATTATTGACTACAAGACTAATAAGGAGATTAAGATGGAAGGATATACTAACTGGGAGGGTGTAACTGATAAAATGTTACCACCAGTAGATAATCTGGATGATTGTCATTTTAATCACTATGCTTTACAATTGAGTATTTATATGTATATTATACTGAAGCATAATCCCAAACTAAAACCAGGAAGAATATTTGTTCATCACATTACATTTGAAATTGAAAGAGAAGATAACTGGGGATATCCTATTACTAAGAAAGATGAAAATGGAGAACCAATTATAAAAGAAGTTATACCAATCTCTATACCTTACTTGATAGATGAAGTACAAGCACTTATACACTATATGAAAGATAACCCAATCAAAAAGAAATAATTATGATTATCAAACTCTTTGATGTACAAAATAATGTTGTAGTACCAACAGAACATTGTTACACTTTAAAAGCTCTTAAAGATGTTATGGATGAATATCCAGATGACTATCTTAAAATATATCAGTATTTGTTTTACATGACATGTCCAAATCCAGATCTTAATCCATTTTTTTATACTCCTGATATTGATAAAGAAAGTTTAATAATCCAACAGATAGAAGGTGAGTTCTCAACTGAAGATGACACGGTATTTACAGCTTTACAGTTTTGTCAGAGAATGTATGAAACTCCTACATCAAGAGCATATAAAGGTATTGCATCTATGTTAGATAGATTAGCAAGATATATGGAAGTAACAACAATAACTGCAGGTAGAGATGGGAACATAAACTCACTTATCAGTGCTGCAAAAAACTATGAGGCTATTAGACAGTCATTCAAAGGAGCCTATAAAGATCTTCAGGAGGAACAATCAAGTAGAGTTAGAGGTGGTTTGGGTACTGCATATGATCAGTAAGCATGAGTGAAATTTATCAAGACATACCAACATATGATAACGGAAATTGGACAATTACAAGTTTTGAATCCAGAGAGGACTTCTATAGCTTTATCAAAAGTGTGTTTAAAGAACCTGGAAAATATAACTTTAATGAAACAACAAATAAAGTATTCATTTCAGAGTCAACAAAATTTAGAAAAGATGGAATATATTGTACAGCTCCCTTTAAATCAAAAGACTTTATAAACTATTGGGATGACCAGAAAAGTAAATGCCGTAAAGGTATAATAGTTAAAGATAAAGATAATACTTGGTTTATAGCCAGAGAGTATTACATGTGGTTAAACTTTTTACCAATCTTTGATAAAGAACAGCAAAAATTTGATTTTGCTAAAATCCGGGATGCACAGTATCATTTAGCACTTTATGAACTTCTTGCAGAATTAAATTATCAGCATGCAGCTATCCTAAAGAAAAGACAGATTGCATCTTCTTATTATCATATGGGTAAGTTTATAAACCAACAATGGTTTGAAGCTGGTGTTACTCTAAAAATTGGAGCAAGTCTTAAAGACTATATAAATGAAAAGGGATCTTGGAAATTCTTAGATGAATATGCAGCATTTTTAAATGAGCATACTGCTTGGTACCGCCCAATGAATCCGCAGAAAGTAATGATGTGGCAACAGAAGATTGAAGTAAGAAAAGGTGATAGAAAAACAGAAGTTGGTCTTAAAGGTACTATACAAGGTATGTCATTTGAGAAAGATCCAACAAATGGTGTTGGGGGACCGGTTAAATATTTTTTTCATGAAGAGGCAGGAATTGCCCCTAAAATGGATCAGACATATGAGTACATGCGCCCGGCTATGAGATCTGGACTTATCACTACAGGTATGTTTATAGCTGCTGGATCTGTGGGTGATTTATCACAATGTCTTCCTCTTAAAGATATGATTATGAATCCTGCATCAAAAGATGTTTATGCAGTAGAAACTGATTTAATAGATGATAAAGGTACTGTGGGTTTGTCAGGTTTATTTATTCCTGAACAATGGTCTATGCCGCCCCATATAGATGAATATGGTAATTCACTTGTAGAAGATGCATTAGAAGCATTAGATAAACAGTTTAAACAGTGGAAAGATGAACTGGCCCCAGAGGATTATCAGCTTAGGATATCACAGCATCCAAGAAATATTAGAGAAGCATTTGCACATAGAACCGTATCTGTATTTCCTCCACACTTACTTGCTGCACAAGAAAGAAGAATAGAAGAAAAAGAATATGGTTATGAATTCTTAGATATATCTACTGATGCAAATGGACAACCGGTTGTTACTAAAAGTAATAAAAGACCAATAATGGAATTTCCAATAAATAAAAAGACTGAAGATAAAACAGGATGTCTTGTAGTTTGGGAAAGACCAATTGCAAATCCAGAATTTGCAAAACATTACTATGCATCAATTGACCCTGTATCAGAAGGAAAAACAAATACTTCAGAATCATTATGTTCCATATATGTAATGAAAGCACCAATTGAAGTAACTAAAGTTAATGGTACTGATACTGAAACCTATATTGAACAAGGTAAAATTGTGGCAGCATGGTGTGGTAGATATGATGATATAAATAGAACTCATCAAATGCTAGAGCTTATTATTGAGTGGTATAATGCATGGACTGTAATAGAGAATAATGTTTCTCTTTTTATTCAGTATATGATTTCTAGAAAAAAACAAAAGTATTTGGTGCCTAAAAGTCAAATTATGTTCTTGAAGGATCTTGGATCTAATGCCAATGTATTTCAGGAGTATGGGTGGAAAAATACAGGTACATTATTTAAAGCCCATCTCCTTAGTTATGCTATAGAATTTACTAAAGAAGAATTAGATCAGGAATTAAAACCTGATGGTACAGTTGTAAGAACTACATATGGAATAGAAAGGATTCCTGACCCAATGCTGATAAAAGAGATGAGAGAATATGCAGATGGAGTCAATGTGGATAGACTAGTTTCATTTGCAGCACTTGTTGCTTTTATGAAAATTCAAGAGTCTAACAGAGGTTATAATAAAGTAATTATAACAGATGATGCAGCTAAAAACTTGCAAAAGTCAGAAAATTTGTTTAAATTAAATAGAAGTCCATTTAGACACATGGGAGGATCTGGTCAATCAATAACAAAAGGTTTCCAAAGATCACCCTTTAAAAATATTAAATAGGTATTATGAAAATAATAAATGCTATACAAGCAAAAGGAGGAGCTACTACTGAAAACAATAGAATGGGTAGTATTACTCAACCATTGCAATTTCTTCCAAAAAATGAAAAAGATGAAAAGTGGGCAGCATGGAATTTAGATTGGTTAGAGTGGCAAGGTCTTAAACAAATCCGGAGAAATGCTAGAAGACTAATGAAAAATTATAAACTAGCAAAAGGTATAATAGATAAGTCAGATTATATTGTAGAAGAAAATAATGATTACAGAGATATTGTAGAATTACTTACTAAAGAAGATGTTTCTGCATTAGAATTAAAATTTTATCCAATTATACCAAATGTAGTTAATGTTCTAGTAGCTGAATTTGCTAAGAGATCAACTAAACTTACATACAGAGCAATTGATGAGCATTCATATAATGAGTTGTTAGAACAGAAAAGACAAATGGTTGAAGATGTTCTTATGCAAGATGCTAAATTAAAAGTCGCTTCTGCATTAATGGATAAAGGTCTTGAAGCAGATTCAGAAGAATTTCAACAAGAAACATCTCCGGAAAAATTAAAAACACTTCCTGAAATTGAAATGTATTTTAGAAAAGATTACAGATCAATGGTAGAAGAATGGGCCACACATCAACATAAAGTGGATGTAGAAAGATTTAGAATGGATGAGCTTGAGGAGAGAGGTTTTAGAGACATGCTTATTACAGATAGAGAGTTTTGGCATTTCCGTATGATGGAAGATGATTATGAAGTGGAATTATGGAACCCTGCAATAAGCTTTTATCATAAGTCTCCAGATTCAAGATATATATCACAAGCTAACTGGGCTGGTAAAACAGATATGATGACACCTGCTGATGTTATTGATAGATATGGTTATCTAATGGATGAAGAACAATTGAAAGCATTAGAAGCCGTTTATCCAATTAGATCTGCAGGATATACAATTGGTGGTCTTCAAAATGATGGAAGTTTTTATGATGGTACTAAATCACATGATTGGAATACTAACATGCCATCACTAGCATATAGACAATATACTACTGCAATGGGTGGTACTGTGTTAGAAGGTGGTGATATTATTACTCAAATACTTTCTGAAGGAGAAGATTATTATGATCAAGGTACCGCATATTTATTAAGAGTATCCACTATATATTGGAAATCACAAAGAAAAATTGGACACTTAATCAGTATTAATGACAATGGTGAAGTAGAAATGGATATTGTAGATGAAGATTACAAAATATCTGTTAAGCCTATTTATGATACTAGGTTAATGAAAAATAAAACTAAAGATAACTTAGTTTATGGAGAACATATAGATTGGATATGGATAAATGAAGTTTGGGGAGGTATAAAAATAGGTCCAAATATTCCTTCATTTTGGGGTATGAATAATCCAGGAGGATTTACTCCAATGTATATAGGTATTGATAAACCAAAAATTGGTCCTTTAAGATTTCAGTTTAAAGGTGATAATAGTTTATATGGTTGTAAATTACCAGTAGAAGGTGCCGTGTTTTCAGATAGAAATACTAAATCTACTGCACTTATTGATTTAATGAAGCCATACCAGATTGGATATAATATTGTCAATAATCAAATAGCTGACATATTGGTAGATGAACTTGGTACTATTATCATGCTTGATCAGAATACATTACCAAGACACTCATTAGGTGAAGATTGGGGTAAAGGTAATTATGCTAAAGCATATGTTGCTATGAAGAATTTTCAGATGCTTCCTCTAGATACATCTATAACAAATACAGAGAATGCATTAAACTTCCAGCATTTTCAAAAACTAGATCTATCTCAGACAGAAAGATTAATGTCTAGGATTCAGTTAGCAAATCACTTTAAACAACAGGCATATGAAGTAATTGGTGTTAACCCACAAAGAATGGGACAACAGTTATCTCAAATGACAGCTACTGGAGTAGAGCAAGCTACTGCTGCTTCTTATGCTCAAACAGAAGTATTCTTTATTCAACATTGTGATTACTTAATGCCTAGAGTTCATCAAATGAGAACTGATTTAGCTCAGTATTATCATTCTACAAAACCATCTACTAGGTTAAGTTACATTACTACTGCAGATGAGAAAGTAAACTTTGAAATAAATGGTACTGATCTTTTAATGAGAGATTTAAATATATTTGTTAGTACAACTGCAAACCATAGAGCCGTTCTAGAACAGTTAAAACAAATGGCAATGCAAAATAATACAACAGGTGCAAGTATTTATGATCTTGGTAAAGTTGTACAATCTGATTCTATTGCTGAACTTAACAGTGCTCTTAAATCTTCTGAACAAAAACAAAAAGAACAAAAAGATCAAGAAATGCAACAACAACAGCAAATGCAAGAACAACAACTTCAGAAACAACAAGAGATTGAGAAAATGAAGATTGATGCTTCTGCAGCTGAAAAAGAAAAAGATAGACAAACTGAAATACTTATTGCAGAAATTAGAGCTGCTGGTTATGGATCTATGGCTGATATTAATCAAAATCAAATTTCAGACTATCAAGATGCATTAAGAGATATAAGACAAACTGATCAGTATCAAATGCAAAATCAGTTGCAAAGAGATAAAGAAGCTACTAGAACTATGTTAGATAGAGATAAAAATGCAATTGAAAGAGAGAAGCTGCAAGTTCAAAGAGAAATAGCTGATAAGCAGTTACAAGTTGCTAGAGAAAATAAAAATAAATATGATAAAGGTGGTTCTGTAAAGAATAAAAAATAGGATAGCTATATAGTGCAGAAAAGTTTTTTAGACTGTTTAAATTTATCAAGTTTATTTTGTATATTGAAGTATAACATAAAAACCAACACTTATGGAAGACACAACAAAAACTGGGGAGACCCAGACATTAGACACTACAACGGTAGGTCAGGTAGATGTAAATATTGATGAAATCTTTGGAATGCCGGGAGCAGATAATGTAATGTTACCTGAAGATGGTAAAGAAGAAGAAAAACCTAAATCTATGTTTTCTAAAGAAAATGTAGATACTACGTTCCTTGACAACTCAGTAACTACTCCTAAAGAAAAGGAGGAAGAAGCTGAAAAGAAAGCAGAAGTTGAAGAAGCTATTGCAGAGCTTGATGAGTTAATTAGTCAAGAAGAAGATGCAGGTAATAAAGGTAGACCTAAAGTTGATAAATCTGGTCTTGCTGAATTAGCAGCTAAAATGATTGAAGAAGGTGCTCTTATTCCTTTTGATGATGACAAACCATTAGAAGAATATACCACTAAAGATTTCAGAGAATTATTTGAAGCAAATTTTCAAGAAAGAGAAGATAAAGTCAGAAATGATGTACCTAAAGAATTTTTTAATTCATTACCTGAAGAACTTCAGTATGCAGCTAAATATGTAGCTGATGGTGGTCAAGATCTTAAAGGTTTATTTAGAACTCTTGCTCAAGTAGAAGAGATGAGACAACTAGATCCTTCTAATGAGTATGATCAAGCTGAAATTGCAAGACAATATCTTTATGCTACAAACTTTGGAACACCTGATGAAATTGAATCAGAAATTCAAGATTGGCAGGATATGGATAAACTAGAACAAAAAGCTAATCAGTTTAAACCAAAGTTGGATAGAATGCAAGAAGAAATAATTGCAAGACAACTAGCAGAACAAGAAGCTAAACAAGAACAACAAGCAAAAGCAGCACAACAGTATACTGAAAATGTTTATAATACATTAGTAACTGGTGATATAGGTGGAATTAAACTAGATAAAAAAACACAGAGTTTACTTTACTCCGGATTAGTTCAACCAAATTATCCTTCAATTTCTGGTAAACCTACAAATATGTTGGGACATCTCCTAGAGAAGTACCAATTTGTAGAACCAAGACATGATCTTATTGCTGAAGCACTATGGTTACTTGCAGATCCTAATGGTTATAAAGCCAAAGTTAGAGATCAGGGAGGTAAACAAGTTTTAGAAAAAACAGTAAGACAATTAAAAACAGAAGAGGCTAGAAGAAGTACATCATCTACTCCACAGGATGAACCTGAGAGAAGATCAACTCCAACTAGAGCTCCTCAAAAAACAATCTCAAGAGCAAACATGTTTAAGAGATTTTAAATAGTAACAATTAAAAACAAATAAAAAATGGCAACTCCAGTTTTAAACAATGGGATATTCCTCCGGGATACCGCTTACAACGCAAGTTCTCATGTGGATTCTTACCACTTGGTTAACATGCTGAAAGATTCTGAGCCTATGGATTTAGGTCCAGTAGACCTTTGGGCTATGGCTCAAAAAGTAGAAATGCCTCTTTATCAAATGTCATCATTTGGAGGTAAAAATGTAATTATGGTTGATAATGCTCGTGGTGAGTATAAATGGCAGACTCCAGTTTCTACTGATCTACCATACATCATTGAGGATATTGAACCAGACAATAACTTCAAAGGTATTGAAGGATCAACCTTCCGTATTAAACTTAACAGAAGAGAATTTGGACATGGTGATATCATCACTTATGACAAATACAATGGTGTTGAGATGTACATAACTGCAGAAGATATCCTTCCTTTAGGAGACGGGTTTATCTATACTGTACAGTTAGTAAACAATGATAACTACAAATACATTGACAACAAGTATTTGGCTAATGGTACTAAAGTTTTCCGTAAAGGTTCTGCCCGTGGAGAATATGGTGAAAGATTTTCAGATATCACAACAAGAACAGGATTCCGTGAATTCTATAACTTTGTTGGTGGTGCTGAAGCTCACGTACATTATTCTATTTCTAGCCGTGCTGACTTGATGATCAAAGGTGGTATGAATGCAGATGGTACAGTTCCTGTAACTGAGATCTGGAGAACATTTGACAAATCAATTGATCCATCAATCACATCTTTAGAAGATATGGTTAAAGTTCTTGGAAAAGACAAAGTTAAAAAAGCATTTGATAACGGAGATCTTTCTAGAACTTTCTTAACTACTATGGAGGCTGCTCATTTAACTAAAATTGCTTCTGACATTGAGACTTACTTAATGTGGGGACATGGAGGTAGAGTACGTCAAGATGGTCCAGATGATGTTAGATTGTCAGTGGGTCTTTGGAAACAGTTAGATAACTCTTTCAAAAGAGTATATAACAAAAATAACTTTACTCTTGACTTATTCCGTGGAGAAATCTACAACTTCTTCAATGGTAAAGTTGAGTTCCAAGGTCCAGATCCTAAGCGTTCACTAGTTGTACAAACAGGTATGGGTGGAATGAGAATGGTAAATGAAGCTATCAAACGTGAAGCAGTATCTTCAGGTTTATTAATTCAGGCTGCTGATATTGGTGCAATCACTGGTAAAGGTATGGACTTGAACTTTGGATTTGCTTACACTTCTTATGTGATTCCTTTCTTGGCAAATGTTAAGTTTGTATTGAACCCAGCATTTGACAATGTTCATACTAATGATATTGAGAACCCAATTATTGATGGTTTCCCATTAAGTTCATATTCATTCATTATCTTTGATATCACTGATAATACTAATGATAATATTTACTTATTGAAATTATCTTGGGATAATCAATTGAAATGGTGGTATCAAAATGGTACTATGGATTACATGGGACGTTCACAAGGATTCCAGTCTTCTGGACAATTCAATGGATACCGAGTAATGATGTCTCAAACAATGCCAGCTATCTGGGTTAAGGATCCAACTAAAGTCCTTAAGATTGTTATGAGAAACCCTATCACAGGTGGATCATTCTAATCTACTCTATATATAAACAAGGGAGGGGGAGACTCCTCCCTTTTTACTTAAGATTTAATAACCAACAAAATAAAAACCAACAACAATGGAAAATTTAAGTTTTACAATGGTAGAAACAGGAAAAGGAAGTGTTAAACAAACTCCTATAGCTGTTAGACCTTTTTTTGATTCAAGTGCATCTAATATGGGATTAGAAGACTATGGTATGTCACTGTTTGATGGTGTTACACATCATGAACAATTAGCATGTTTGGAGAACAATGGTGTAGTAAGATATCTTACTGGACTAAATGAGTTTGCTCCAGACATTAAAATGCTTAATGATGATGACAGAAAAGCTAGAATCAAAGAAATAAGAAAATCAGTTGCTGAATTAGAGCAAGAATTAGCTGCAAATATTTTGGATATTGATGATCCAAAATTTTGGAACAATGTTAAATTACTAAGGCCGGACAATGCAGAATTCTGGAATAGAATAAGTTTAGCATGTGGTAATGAACCAGTATATCTAGATCCTAAAAATCCTTATGATAGAATTAAACTATATGCCATTGAAGCAGGAGGTTTTTCTATTGTAGCAAAAAGTTTTGATGATGCCCGCTCTAGAGCAGTAGCACCTAAATTTTATCTAGATAAAACAGAAGAAACTGTAATGGCTAGAACTGAGTATAAAAAACTCCGTAACAAAGCTTTATCAGAACTACAAAAATTATTTGACAAAAACAGTACTAAGTTATTCTACATTGCTAAAGTAGTAGATATTAACAGTACACAGTATAGAAAATCAACACCTAATGATATTATCTATGAAAACATGGATAGATATATTAATGGTGAAGGTGGAGAAACAAACAAAGAAAGAGCTGCTAAATCATTCATTGAAGCATCAAATTCTGACATGGAATCATTAAAAATTAGATCAATTGTTAGAGATTCCGTTTTTTTTAAGTATATTATAAATAAGGCAGATGGATATATATACCATGCTAAGACAAATTCTATGCTTGGTAGAAATGTATCTGATGTTATAGAACATTTAAAAAATCCTTTACATGAGGATATTTTAAAAGATCTTAACCATGCCTGTGAGAAGTATTGGAACTCTTAAATTAAAATAAAATGAAAAAATTATCTAAAGCCATGTATGGTAAAACAATGATGAAAAAAGGCGGTACTAAAAAATATGGAGCAGGTGGACCAACAACTAAAAGTAATTCTCCAGCTACTATGGCAACACCATCATCTATACCAGAAGAACAAAAACCTCAATCAAATACTCCACCTACAGGATCTAAT